CACTGTTTGACGTTGAGACACTTGTATTCTTTGAAATGACATCAACAATAGTCCCTATAGCATCTGATACTGTTTTCAGTTCTTCATCGCTATCTTCAAAAGCAATCTTAATAGCAGCAACGAGTTCCTCCACAGAAATCTTTCCGTCACTATTAGAGTCCGCATATACAATCCTCAGCTTGAACTTCTGGTAGATGTAGATAGAGGCAGGGATTATCGCGATGATTGCGCTAGCAATGCTCGAAGCGGTATTGTTGCTCCCATAAATCAGATTGACTGCCGCGAGAGCAAATGCGCCAATAACAGTCCATAGTGTCGCGCTCGTTTTAAATTTTGTAATAATAGTATTCATTATTATCCCCCGTTCTAAATTGCGGGGTTATTATAGTTGCCCCCGCTATCCTGCTTGAAACCAGCAGCCTTTGCTGATTCAAAAGTTATTCCACCCTCTTTGTGATCCGACTTCGCAAGGTTGAGATACCCAGTAAGACCGGCTCCGATGATTACCTCGGCCAGACCGACGGAAGCCGTAAGCCACGCTGCCGTAGAAGTATACTCGTTTCTAATGCAGTAATACATCAGGACGAGAGTCTCCTGTGCGATGATAAATCCAGCAAGCACGACCAGAAGTGTCATTACCTTGCTCCATTCGCGCTTTTTCTTCACAGGCGCGGCGGTTTCATGCTTGCCCCGTTCCATTATACTTTACCCATGAGCTGAGCGAAGCGGTAAAGCACCGTTACAAACTGCTCGCGAGTCAGAAGATCCTCCCACATATAGTTCGGATTTCCGTCCTTTCCGATTCCGCCTCCCGCAATCAAACCGTTTTCAATAGCCCAAGTTCTAGCCTCTTTGCTATATGTGTTACTGTCGTTGTCCTTTAACTCTTTCCGCATTTCCAACCAGAGCTCCTTAAATTTTTCAACATCCATGTCATCATCCTCCGTATTTATTTCAGTATTAAGCCGCTTGTTGACCTCATCTGCGATTTCTCCATGCCGGTTGTATAACCAGTCGCCAGGGCATGATTTGGATGCAAACCACCTGTGTACTGTCATATTCTGTTTATCAATCTGTCCAATTAAATTCTTATCAGCTTTCCACAACAATGCTTTAATGTTGTTTCTCTTACAGATATCCACCAAAAGATCAATCAGTGATGCGTATGCCTTATCAGATACCGGCCATGGATCAGCGGCTACAGTATTGGCCACTTCAATGGTGATCGCCCTGTTATCATTAGATGAAGATGAGGTACACCATGATCGATTGGCTTCGTCAACATACAATGCAATACGTCCATCGCTTCCAATCCCATAATTACTGCTTGCTTTAAGATTTGGGTTGGCGAAAAGATCACCGCATTCCTCAACACTAAGATTTCCAGCCATACAATGAATAGAAATGGTATCGATAATGTGATTACGCTTTCCAGAATTATTCGGTGATAATTTTGTATATGTTACTAGCGAACTATTACTCATTTGTTTATCTCCTTCTTTGCGTATTTTATCCTTTTGTATTTAACTGTTTTCTACGAGCCGCGTTCAAAGCAGCATTGCGACTCATTATATCTTTCTTACTTCTCTTCTTAGGTGGCTGATTCTTAATATTACAAACTTTAATCAAAGTAAGAAGACGATTAAGATGCCACTTCTGACACTCAAATGGAATATTAAACGCAATCATCCAATAATAAATAAGCTCAGCTGTAACTTGTTCTCTACTTGTTTTACTGGTTTTTTCATCCGAAAAATAAGTTGCTGTCATCGGGGCTCCTATATACTCGTTAATCTCCTTAATGTTTTCGTTAGTTAGGTAGTTATAGACTTCTGGATCAACGTTCTGCGTAAGGGTCATACATTTTATATAATCCAAAGTTTCTTCAAAAGTTTTTTCTTGTTTTGTCAAAAATGGTTTACACCATTTAGATTCCCATTTTGAAATAGAGACGAGGGAATGCTCCAAAGACAGCGTCTGCTCTTTTGTATAGATAAATTCTTGTTTTGCTTCGTCCCATTGCTCAACAGCTGGTATTGTAATTCGAAGCATTCCTCAATCCTCCTTAACTTTTTATTGATGCGTAACCGGAGCTGGTGTTGACTGAGTAGTCATTACTGGAATAATACCGTTCACAAACTTAGCTGCTGCATCCGCATCGGTAGCTAGTTCCATAAATAATTGAGAAAAGGCCTCGGTTTGAGAAAAAGCTGTAGAAAGTTCTTCGGATTTGATAAACCTCTTTCCATCCGGAGATTTTTCACCGTAAGCTTTAAGAATGATCTCTTTGAAAGTCTTAATGATTTTTTCGCTATCCTGTTCAGCAATAATCCTATTGATCATTTGGGTCATACCACCAGAAATACCCATCTCCATTTCCAAGACCTCTGCCTTAGAAAGATTGAAATAGAAATCCTCAGTCCTTTTATTTCCGTCATAGTCCTCGTAAGTAATGGTTTTTTTCAACATGATAATTTTTTCTCCTTTCGAATAATAAAATTGGAGCTCCCATCATTTCGGAGAGCTCCGTTAAATATAAGAAAGATGAGGATTAATTTACGGTCATAAAGTTATAAACCGCAGCACTAAGCGCCTGACCATAAATATCAACAACTCCTCCAACCGTAACAAGGTATACAGTGCTAGCTGAAAGATTCTCAGTTGGCTCGAACGTCAATACTTTACCTGCCGTGTCCCAAGTCTTTGTTCCCCCAACAAGTGTTCCGTCGTCTTTGGTGACAATGATTGACTCACGAGAAATCTTGTTGTTAAAGGTTAGAACAATGTTAGAATCAACCGCAACATCTGAATCTTCATCGTCGGGGGCAATTTCGACTAAGGCGAGAGCACTCGGTGCGTCCGCCGCGAACAAAGTGGCTATTTCGTCAGGCAACGGCAAGTATGGATCAGCGTTTGCCGTTCCATAAAGAATGTCCTCAAGCGCTTCCAACTTAGTAGAATCCACCTTCGTGGAGTCGATCGTAATAGAAGCAGTCGGTTTAAAGCCAGTCACAGAAACAGGAGTTGTAGTTATTTCCCAAGAGAAAGTGATAGCTTCTGGGCTATCGTTAATAGTGGAATAACCCTTTTCCGAAGGGGCAGCCAAAGCACCATAAATAAGATGTAGTTTGTATCCGTAGTCGGTACCATCAACATCATTACCAAGTGCGGTCTTATAAGAGAGACCAAAGACCTTGCGGTTCTGTTGTCCGATCATGACACCAGTAGCGATTTCGGCAGAACCATCACACTGAGCAAATTCATCAGGATAGGTATAAGCTTCGATAGTGGCACCGAACTCCTCGGCGGAAAGGAGATTAAGATACTTGATATTATCAGCGTATATAGGCGTTGGCTCAGCACCAGAAGGACTCTCGGTAACGGATATAAGACCATTCCAGGCAACACCATTAGAATATGTGCCGTCTTCTCCACGAAGATAGAGAACGCCCTGATTTACACCGGTTTCGTAAAAACGTTCACCGGTCTTGTCCCAAACAAGTTTAGACATATTTGTATCCTCCTTTTTAAAATTGTAGAATAAAAACGTCATGGTTGAGGTTATCCGATTCGAAATGTCGATTAAAAC